CTGTGAGTTTGCTTTACGGAACTGTGCAGTCGGTAAGAATGTTGCAATCTCCCACTCTGGAGCAGGGACTTCTGCAAACTTACTCTTGACATGTGAATTCAAGTAGTGTTTAAAACATGGTTTGTAGTATCGCAACTTTGCAATACCCTGTAATCTCTTGTAAGTAATATTAAACTTTGCATCGTCAGAGTTCTTACTGGACGCAACTTCCATCAATGCATCCAACATTTTTGCACGAAGGATAGGTGGAAGATAATGAAGGTTGATTCCATAGAATCCACCCTCTGCTGGCCCGACTACAATAATCAATGGGAATGCATCATAGTATGGAAGTTTATCTTTAGTCTTTGGGTCATAGAAAAACATCTGCATAGAACCAATAATACCACGATTCGCACTACGTTTTATCTGGTCTTCCTTCATCAATGCTTCACGATTGATAGACCGCATGTTAGATGCTTTCTTTCTGAACCATTCACGGGATTCCTTGGTACGGGGAGTAACTCCCGCACGGAATGCCTGTAATTCCAGTCTGTTGAATATATTACTCATAGTTCTATTTATACCAATTTAACTTATCTTTTTTATATCTTTCGAGGTTTTTGAAATATTTCTTTACGTCTTCCCTTGTTATATCGGGTAGTTTTTCTTCGTAAGTCTTTCTCAAGTCATATCCTAGTTGTTTGTACCAACCCATATGCCATCCAGATAGACTTTCTGGTCTTCCTAGTTTAATTATTCTGTCTGATTGATACTTAGTAGTCCATTCTAACATGTCAATTTGGTCGTAATCTCCACTTGGATGCACCCATGCTCGTTGAAATGTTTTTTCTGCACGGTTTTTTAACTCTTCCTTTAGAGCATAATCTTTTGGAAAATTATCTACCATTTGTTGTAAAGAGGGGTTTGGGTTTATTACTCTTTTTACTTCCCAGTGTTGATAATAGTAATTTTCTATAGCTTTATCTAAAGTAGTTCTATCTCTCCACGTGTATCCATATTTGGACGGGTCTTTTTCTATATCTGAAACTGCATCAATACCATCTGAGACATGTTGTGATATGTACAATGGATGTATTGTAACTTGATTCCACCAATACTTATTCAACCATTCTCCAGATTTATCTAAAGTTTCAAATGTTTCGTGAGGTAATCCCGCAATCATTGTCAATGTTTGATTGTAATGATTACCAGTATGTCTATTCTTCTTAAAATACTCTGCGGATGCAAGTAATCCCTCTTGCATCTGTAATGGAGAAAAACCTTTGTTAATAGATTTACCAGATGCATGGTTAAATGTCTCAATACCCATAGACTGACTGGTGAATCCCATATCAATCATATTGTCCCAGTCTTGTTTTGCTCGTCTTATTAACAAGTCACCACGAATAAATCCATGGAACTGAGGTTGAAAGGGGAGTTTTCTTACAACGTCTGCAAACTTTGATATGTACTCAGAACTTGCATTAGCGGTTTCATCTGCAAGACAGTAATGTGTTACACCCCATTTCTCATAGTTCTCTCTCAGTTCTTCTTCAAAGTTTTCTGCATGTCTACTATGGTCACCCTTAACACCTAACGGAGAATAGTCACAGAATGTACATTTGAATATACATCCTCTAGACAACTCCATGGTCAATACTTCATCCTTTTGTATAAAGTCTCGTTCTTCGTATGATGTGTGTGGATTCTTATGAGGAAATGCGGGATAGTCATTAAAACAATCCATAATAACAAACTTTTTTCCTACCATGTCTATTTGATTGAAAGGATTAATTTTGACTTTCACTTTAGGGTGTTTTGCATTACCAGTAAAATAATCACACAGAGCGACAATTGTATGTTCTCCATTACCTATACAAAAGTAATCGACATTTTCATGTCGGACAACATTAACTAGTTTATTTGCACCTACTACGATTTTTACCCAAGGGTATCTTTCCTTAATGTGTTTTATGAGTCTGTTTTGTTTTCTTACTATAGGTGGTGCTTCGTGCATTGAATATGTGAAGAACACACTGAACCCTATCCATTTGGTATTCTTAGTGATTCGAGTTTCACAAAATTCATGTAGTTCAGTATCGTCCCATGCCTCAAGAAAGTCTACAACTTCAATGTCCCACTTCCCAGTATTTCTTAAATGGGTTGCAATCCTATGAGCACCCGTTCCCCTAACTGGCATTTCTTCCCAATTACCAGAATCATAAACTGCATGTTCTGGAACAAATCCTTTACCTATCGGGTATGTAAAGGACGCACCCGTTATTATTAATCCGTGGTGTTTCATCTTTTTCTTTTGGTGAAAGGTTTTAGTGGTTTTGTTGATTTAGGAATAAGAGACTTGAGTGGTTCATTCTTTTCAGTCCAGATAACAAATCTCCATCCACGGTCTTTTGCATACTCATTTGCCGCTTCCCACTTATTTATATTCTTTACGTAAGTCATACTTTCAGATATAAACTTTTTAGTTCTGCGACTACCTGTAGGAATTCTAGTCTCTTTATCTGGTTTAATCTCAACCAACCAAGTCTTACCATCTTCCATGACCATTTTTAAATCCATAAAATATCTATGATAACGCTTGTCAACTTCATATAAGTATGGTATAATAACCTCTTCAGAAGACCATTTTACTACTTTGGGGTTGTTATCACACCATTTGAATGCATGTTTCTCCCACAGAGAACGATATACCACAACAGTATGGTCTCCCTCGTACTTCTTTGTGTTTTTTACTCTGTATCTACCCGAATATGCCATAAAAACCTTATAAATAAAGATAACTGATTTATAACCTATTTATAGAGAAATTACAATGCCGACAGTCACAAACATTCAAGACGTACAGGTAGGAGATACTTTAAGTGCTGCACAAATAGTTGAAGCAGCAACTGGTAGAAAGCCTGGCATCGAAGAAAACAAAAGTCGAAAAGACTTAGAGTATCCACTCAACAATCCTGATGAATATAAAGGTCGTTTAATTTTTAACGTAATGAAAGAACCTGAGACTGACCTTGGTAATATTGCAGAAGCAGCAACCTCTTTTGCAAAGTCTGTTGGGACTGGTTTAAAGAATGCACTTCAAACTGAAAACCCTGAAGAAGTTGCAAAGGCAGTCAAATCTCACAAAGGTGAAGATAATGTTCCTATTATCAAACAAAGACCATTAATTAAACTTGAACGACAAGTATCTTTGTATCTACCTGTTGGTCTACAGTACCGTGATAACGTTGGGTATGAGAATATGGACTTGGGTGGTGCGGGTGCGGCTGCGGAAAGAGGATTACAATCTGGTTCTGGTGCTATTAAGAATTTGATTGAAGGTGGACTGAAAACTCTAAGTGCGGGTCTTGGTGGGTCTGCAAATAAAGATGTTGCAAAATTAGGTGTTGTTAAACTTGCATCTAAGTTACCTGACGAAGTATCGGGTGCATTTAAATCAGCAGCGGGTGTGACAACTAATCCAAACACTCGTGTATTATTTAAACAAGTTAATCTTCGTGAGTTTGCATTTGCATTTAAGTTCATTGCAACTTCGGCAAAAGAAGCAGAAGAAGTAAAAGAGATTATTAAACTATTTAGAACAGAACTATATCCAGAGAACATTAATCTAGACGTGGGTGGAAGTCAAGTTTCTATTGGTTACAAATTCCCTAACAAATTCCAGATTGATGTTGAATATGATGGGGAAGATATTGCAACAAGAATTAAACCGTGTTTCCTTAGAGATGTTAGTGTAACATATAACAACACATCAATGACTATGCACAATGACGGAAACTTTCAAGAAATCGAAATGTCATTATCATTCCAAGAAACAAGAACACTCAACAGAAAAGATGTAGAGGAAGGATTCTAATGACAACAAAATATTTTAAAAACTTTAATATTGTCGGATATAAGTTTGGTAATGAGACCTCTTCAGTTCTTTTCGATGACCTCTCACAATATGTAGATATCATTGATGGACTGAAAGATAATGTTTCTTTCTATGAACAGTATACTGTAATTGCGGGTGAAAGACCTGATACTCTTTCATACAAGTTATATGGAACTACTAATTATTACTGGACATTCTTTCTTATGAATGACCACTTACGTGAGTCTGGATGGCCAATCCCTACATATGAACTATTGGATACTGCAAAAACAAAATACCCATATAGAATTGTTACAACAAACTCGGATATATCAACATCATTTCCAGTTGGTCAGATTGTAACTGGAGTAAATAGTGGTACTGTCGGTACTATAATCAAACGAAACCTTGATATGGGTCAATTAGTAATTGATACTTCATTAACGCCTGGCGATTACTTTGGTAAGTATCCTAACCTTGAAAACTTCGGCCCTACAGAAAACATACAATATACTGCTCAAGATGGTGCATTTTATACTGCAACACTTGTTAAAGAATCTGAACAGTACAATGCAGTTCACCATTACGAAGATACTAATGGTGTATGGCAAGACTTGACGTTATTTGATTTTGATACTCCAAATCCTCTCTGGAGACCTGTCACTTATAGAGACAGAATCGAAGAAAGGAACGATGAATTAAAATTAATCAATGTTTTAAAACCTGATGTGGTAGACAACGTAGTTAGCGAATTTAATAACTTTCATAAAAGAGTAGGTTAATGTCTACATCTCAACAGTTCAAAATAACTGAAGCATCAATCACGGCAGACCGTTTTGGTGGATTTGCATCAAATTCTTTTGATGTTCGTACATCTGTTGCAGAATTAAATATATTTGAAAGTTTAGATAAACCTTATTTGACGGGAACTGTTGTTATTCTTGATGACAAGGCAATGTTTGATGCAATGAACTTTCAAGGAACAGAACGATTTCGTATAAAACTTTCTTCTGCGGATGAAACTTTAGACACGGTATTTGAACGTACTTTTATGATGACAGGAATTGAACGTTCTGTCAAGTCAAATGATAACGGAAAATCTAGTATGTATGTTATTACATTACTAGATGAACATGCATATCTGAGTAGTCTAACAAGAATTAGTAAATCGTTTAACGGACGTATTGACAAGATTATTATTAAACTTCTTGCAACTCAAATGAATATGGATGTGGATGTTTCTTATTTGTTTAGAGGTGACGGTAAAGAATCTATACCTGTTCAATCTAATATGAAAGGTATTATTCCTAACCTGAGTCCTATACAAACAATTAAATGGTTGATACAAAGAGCGACTACAATTACAGGGTCACCTTTCTTTGCCTATGCGTCTATGCATGATGACAATCTTCGTCTAGGTAATTTGGATGCCATGTTATCACAAAAAGCGTTTAACTCAAAATTACCTTACACATATAACCCAGCAAATGTTTCTAGTGCAGATACCCAATCGGAAGTAGAAAAAACATTTACTATTAAAGCATTAAAAACATCTAAGATGGGAAACACATTGAAACTCATTCAAGAAGGTGCAGTTTCATCTCAGATGTCAAACACTAATCTTAACACAGGACAAATATTTAATCAACACTTTTCAATAAGAAATACCTTGAATAAATTAAATAATCATGGTATAATTGGAGAGTATCAGAATGTATTTGATACCGAGTTTAAGATAGATGAATCTCTTGTAGATACTTTTGAATCACAGAAGTTTCATACAATAACATCTAGTGGTACATACGGTAGATTTAAAAGTTATCATGATGAGTTTGATGCGACTAAGTTTGAAAAGAAACTTGAAAGTAAAGCATTACACAACACTCTATATAAAAACATGATGAACGTAGTTATTGAAGGTGCGGGATTTATTGTTTCAAAAGCAAGCGTTGGTGATATAGTAAATTTAAAAATTGTAAATGATAATACAGAACAAGATAGAAATGTCGGTGAAGATGACTTAATAGATAAAGCTAAATCTGGTGATTGTATTATATACGATACTAGACATACTTTCTCTGGAACACAACACACGGTGTCTATGAACGTATGTAAACTGGAGAAACTTTCATAATGAAACCAATTCTTTCAGAGTATTATGGTGATAACACACGATGGTTTATTGCAACTGTTGTGGATTCTTCACCACCACATGGTTTTGAGGGACGTGTAAAGATTCGTGTACATGGATTACATACCTCGTCTACTAAACTAATACCTCAACATGACCTACCATGGGCACAATGTGTTGTACCTACAACGGAAGGTGGAATATCTGGTATTGGAAGAATGCCACAGGTTCAACCTAATGCATTGGTCTTCGGTATGTTTATGGATGGTGTAAATTCACAAACCCCTATTGTATTAGGTAGTCTACCGCATATTGAATTACCTACAAGAACTCAACTAGGTCAAGTGGGTGAAGATGTCGGAGAAGATAATAAACCAGAAAGTATGTGGCAAAAAGTTATTGCCGCAGTAAAACCAAAAGATGTTGATATAGAAAATAACAATAGTGGTAATATTAATACTCTGGTAAGATTGTCACGAGAAAAAACTGCGGTCAAGTTCTTTTTAAATCTTGGATATACTGTTAAACAATCTATAGGTCTAGTTTCTGGTCTTGTGATGGCTTCTGGTTTAAGAACTGGTGTCAATGTTCAATCAAGTGGTCTTGCAAGATATTCTAGAAAAAGATATAATGATTTACAGAACTTTTCTAATGACTACAATCAATTTATGGTTCAACTTGCTTTTATTGCATACGAATTAAATGGAACACAAACAAACGCAAATATAAAACTACTACAATCAGATAAGTTAGAAGGTTCTGATGGAGTGTGTAAGGCAGTGTGTAAGTATTATATTCAAGATGAATCTCTTACAAAACAGACAGAACTTGCCGCACGAAGAATGGTTGATAGGATAGCATAATGGCATTAAACAAAACTTCACTTAACAGTGCAATAAACTCTGAAATCAATAAACAGGTTGAAGGGAATGCTAATTATGCCTCTAGTGCTGTAAACACTATCGAAGATACATTTGCAAAGACTACAAGTAAAATTGGTAAAGTTGATGGAGAAGTCTTAGGTGGAGTTCAGTCTTTAGGTTCGTCTGCTCTTGACGGAAACGAAGTATTAAAAGATGGTATAGGAAAACTCACAGATAATATTCCTAGTTTAGAAGGTGCTGCAACTGCACAAGCAACCATACCAAACCTTTTAGGTTTATCAGAAGCAGACCCTACTGCATCTGCAATGGAAGCAGTTGGTGGTGCATCACCCAAAGACCTTCAATCCGCAGTAGA